TCAACCCCACCAGATAGAGTAGCAGTAAATGGTGTTGTCATAACTGAATATGAAACCGCACCACTAGAATCTGTACCCCAGTTAGCTTTCATGTGGCCAGCCCACCATAGGTATTTAGATTTAGAATTAATAACCTCTTTGTAATAGTTGCTAGAACCATCTGGATTTTTAGCATCGGATGCTTTAGAAACAAAAGGATATTTTTCTAAAATTGTACCAGCAATACCGCTGATTCTACCATTAGTATCAATAACAATAATGTGCATTTCATCATTTGAAGAACTGCGATCTGATGCCCACACTGTAGTCGCTGGAGTAGAGTCGAAATTAGATGAATATGTCCATGAGCTAAATGTATTAGAATCTGCAATAGAAACTTTGATGGAGTTACCTAATGCGCCAGCATACTTAGCATTAAATATAGATGAAGTGTTTGAACTGTAAGATTGTTCGTAAGAAGTACGATTTTCAATCAAAACTGTGTTTGCATTAGCGTTTGCTACAGCGTTTTTTGCGCCTGCACCAACCATCCGAATAACTCTCAAGTCTTGACCATAAGACAAGAAATTAGCCGCAGTAAAGAAAGTTTCGTATGTATTCGCATCAGGTTTACCAAATCTATCAACAAGTTGAATCTCGTTGCTAATAGTGGTAATAGTGTTTGCAGGTCCCCAAGAAAATCCACCAACAATAGCTCCAACAGTAGTAGCTACTGAAGGGACAACTGTTGTCAAATCTACTTCGGATACTTGAACACCAGGTGATAATTGAAAAGCCATTTATGTTCTCCTTTTATTTATTTTATAGAACTAGTTTCATTATTCTATTTATGTTTTTATAAACTTGAGGTTAGATAGCCACGGTCTTTAACAGAAGACCATAAATCTTGTCCATCAAATTCTTTTTGTTCTTCCAGACCATCATCAAGCATTCCAACTGGAAGCATTTCATCTTCAAGTTGAAGATTTCTTTCATCCAACAATCTTTGTCTAACATCAGAGTCTGTAATTTCTCTGAAGTAACTTTGTGCAGTTAACCAAGAAAAAAGCACCAAAGTCATAACAATATCGTCATTGTTACCTTCTTCAGCTTCGTAGGAGTCTTTATTTCGTACAAATGTATTTAGTTCTGCAATGGTGTCAAAATCATTAGTAATTAATTTATCAGTTTCAATTAAAGTTTTTAAGTTTGCACAACCAATCTTTTTTACAGTTTTTGAAGTTTTTACTCCATAAGCTGCACCTTTTTTAAAGCCTGAAGCGATATGTTGACCTTTAATTTCATGACTTTCGATACGGAAAATGTTCTCATATTCCAAATCATAATGTAAAATGTCTACAACTTGTTGACCAACACTATTAGTTTCTACTAAAACGTATGCTCGATTATATCGCATTGCAATATTATAAACATATGTTGGAAAAATCAATGGAGATAATTTATTATCCCTAAACTTAGCTACATGTCTATATGGAATCTCGGTAACATCAAATACAGAAACCACAGAATAGTCTCTGTTTACACCTTCAGCACAATCAACTACAGAAACATATGTGTGACCAGTTTTTGGTTCTTCATAAATGTCATGATTTTCGTGTGAGCTTTGTGGGGAAAAGAAGGTCAACATCTTCAATTTAGCACCAGGAATTAATGTAGCGGATGAACCGATAAACTCAGTTTCAAATTCCTGCCTAAATTGTTCTTCACTGGTGTTTCTAATTGTCTCTTCTCTCCAATCGGCATCTCTACCTGGAACCATAGACCAATGTACTTCTAATGGAATATAAGTTGAACGTTTCTCAACTGCATCGGTCCACATACGGTAGAATTGATTCAGTCCATGTGGTGTTGAAACAATAATAACCTTTGTTGTTTTACCAGATGAAATAACCGGATATGTAGAAGTAAAGAATTCTTCCGCCATGTTATGTGGAACGAATGCAAACTCATCCAAAAAGATTAAGTTGTATGATCCACCACGAACACCACTTGCGCTAGTAGCATATGCTGAAATTTCAGAACCATTTTCTAGTACAATATTACCTTTGTTCCACTCCATGATGCCCTGTTGCATCCACAAAGGAAGATATTCGTAAGCATACTTAATCCGACCAAGAATATCACGTGCCAAATCGCCTTTGTTGGCTAGAATAGCAATCTTATAATCATCTTGGAATAATATGGACCAAAGCATGTATCCTGCTGTTGTGGTTGTTTTACCAACCTGCCGCGGCATTTTTGCAATAGTAAATCTATTTACATGAAAACTTTTAACCATTTCTTCTTGAAATGGCCACATATTAAAAGGAACAAGACCGTGATCTACGTTCACAATTTTCATGTAATTTTTAATAAAATATACTGGATCTTTAATGCACTTTGTAATTTCAATTAACTGTTCATGTGTGTATTCAATTTCAATACCACCACGTTTGAGTTTTGAGTTACCTTGATATCCACCTAATTCCATATTACTTAATAATGCTTCTTAACATCCATGCTTGTTTTTGATGGTTACCCAATAAGTCTTGTAGAAAATTTGACACCGCAGGTTCTTGTGCATTTTCCGCGGCTTGAATGCCTGCTCTCAAATGATAAATGAATCTATCATTATCCGCTTTCAATTCTGTCATCATGCTTAGTGCATCTGGAATATTAGTCGATTCTTGAATGTCTGCAAGCTCTAACATTCTAGCTAACGATCCTGGTGAATATGAACCAAGATAACGAATATGTTCTGAAATAGTATCAGTTTGTGCAAATACAGCAGTATAAAAATTATTTAAGAAATCGTGATACTGTGGAAAATTTGAACCCTCAATGTTCCAATGGAAACCATGTGACTTAAAATACAGTGCAAAATTTGTACCAAGAATAACTTTTAGTTGTTGAATGAGTGTATCCATTATTGGATTCCTTTGATTTGTTTAATTAATTCCGCTGTTGATCCAACAAATACTGCCTTATCAACATTAACAGTTGTTTGTAATGCTTGAGGAGATAATTCTTTACGCATTTTTTGTAGAGAAAGTAAATCACGATTTAACTCTCCAAGTTGTTTAATCATATTAGATGCAACTTCATATGCTCTTGGATGATCTGTGGCTGATGCAACTTGAAGTATATTATCAACCGCTGTATTTCCTTTTTCTACCAAATCTCTAATATTTTTTCTAGCAAAAGCAAAATCAGATTCAACCCCCTCATCCACAATAGGCACAAGCGCAGGTGTTACATTTATTGCAGGCGCAATATCAAAAATATCCGATAATTTTTGGTCACTATTTTTCATATTGTTTTTGGAAACTCTTTTCTTGTTGTTATATAACCAAAATCACTATTGGGTAATTTACCATAAGGATTTGTTGTAATAACTACAGAAACTGTTTTTAATGGATTAACATCTACTGTATTTATGATTGCTCTAGAGTGAGAATAATCACCAATAATTTCATCACCCTCATCCAATAAATCTGATACATTCGTAACTACTAATGATCCTGTTGTATTGTTTGCATAATAAACAATTGTTCCAGTTTTGCCTGTAGCAATTTCTCGATAAGTTTCGTTTGTTGTAAACACCCCAGAACTGTTTGCTTTATCAACATACACTTGTTGACTTTGTGTATTTCTACTGTCAATATAAAAATTGGTGTTAGCTCGGTTAATTATTTTGGCATCTGTTTTTACGGCAGGAAAAATATAACCTTTAGCTGTAAATGAAAGATTCCACATGACCAATCTTGTTGTAGTCATATCACTCTCATAATCAATTTCAGAAGAAACTGAATTTAAAATAATAGGCATATCATATTTTCTACCCATCGCTTCATTTAGATTCACAGTGACTGTAAAATCTGGGGTAAAAAATGGAAGAATTTGTTCAAGAATTTGAGTACCATCTTCAATGTTTCTGACATAAATTGCCATGTCAAAATCAAAATCGTATGGAACTGGATTGTATTGTCCAGCAATGGAACCATTGTTTTGAATGGCTGTATTTCTGGACATAGTATTTAATTTTCTATTAACGTCATACGATAAACTAGATAAGTCAAATCCAATACGTGGAACCATAGTAGCAATAGATTTTGTCAAATTTGGATCAGTAGTAATGCGAGTTAAATATTTTTCTTTTGGTCCATAGGACAATGGAACACGAATTCTTTCATACTCTGTAGTTTGTGCTTTATTATAACGAATAATTTCAATATCATTAAACACACTACCAAATGCAACAATAACTTTTCTTATTGTTCGGTTGTAAAAGTGATCGTTATTTAACATCAGGCTTCACCAAATGGATTATGTTCTGTAAAATCAATAATGTCTTTACCTTCATTTTCTAATCTTGTGTTATCTGCAAGTTCTTCAAACATAGTATTGCCCACTTGAGTCCAAGTATCTTCTTGAATAATTGGTCGTGAAGCACCGCTCGTAGCACCAATCACATTGGCTCCATTAGCAAATGTTCCTTGAAGTTGAATAACCATAATTTCAGAATGTGGTGAATAAGAATACACCACAGCTTGCGCTGTTGATGTTGCCAATGATGTTCCTTGGTACACACTTTCTGTTGGCAAGAATGAACCTGAACCAGTGTTTGCAAGTATCAATTTAGTGCGTTTATATGAATCAAATATCTGACCATCAATCTCTTCAATACCGGTAGAAATAATTTCTTCAGAGAAGACAAATTGTTTCATACGCAAAGCGTAAACATAAACGTTGCCGCCACGTCCGCGACCAAGTGTATAGAACATTGCTTGATTGTTTTCATGTTCAACAAATGTAATTTCAAAAAAGTTCTGTAACAATGGAATGTAAACCAAGTCACCTTCATTAGGTCTAATTTGTTTTACTGTTGCCGCAAATCTACGGCGAGATACTAATAAAGTAACTTCATCTCGAATTTCAAGACCAAACTTAGAGATAAAATCGCCTTCACCATCCATACCTGTAACGTTTTCTAGATACATTTCTATAGGTAATGCTTGACGATATTGTTTCAATGTATCTTCACCATAAATATAATCTACACTATCTCCAGTCATGCGAGGAAGATAGAATACATCCATACCATGAATTTGCATAGCTTCAATCACCAAATCTTCAACCAGTAATTGCTCACTGGTAATTTGATGTTGTGGAAAATTATTGAAATAAAAGTTGGTAGAAATTTTATGCTCCAATTATCCAGTAAAAATTTCACTTGGCAAACTATTGGAGTTGAACATTTCTTCTTCTAGTTTATCAATCTCAGTTTGTGCTTCTTGCATAATACGAGGACCATCTAATGTTACACCACCGGGCATTTGAATGCCTGCAAACTTAGATAAATTAGTTCCCCATTGATATTTAATTTTAGCAGTTGCATACGATTTTAAAAATTTATCATCCCATACATCGGATTCGCCAGCTTTAAACGCAGTCACATTTGTTTGTATTGTGCTAAATGTTGAATCCACAACTAATTGTGTGTCACTGATAATAGATACAATACGTTTAGATTCGCTACCAAAAGTCATATCATCGCCAATAGTAACATCTCTGGAGAATACTGTTCCTGTACCAGTAACAAGGTTAGTGGTATTTGAAGTTGTAACTGTTCCAGAAATTGTAAATATGTCTGGACTAACTTTACGGTAACAATCAAGTATAACATACTCACCCACTTGCAAATCGGAACTCCAATTTATATCAAGAAATACTTTATTTTGTTTGCGATTAAATCTAAATTGAGGTGTACCAGAGAATAATAAATTTAATGTCTGGATGTGTTGCATGGTAATCTCATATGAGACATAAGAAACTGATGTAAAATCATACAAATCATGTAAACGCAATTGATAACGTAAGTCAAACATATTGACTGATGATGAAGAAGAGTCGAAAGGCATAACACCAGTCACAAATAATACGGCATCCGGGCAATAAATCCAGCGTCTGTCAATATCAACTTGTGTCATTTGATGTTTCATAAACATTTTTTCACAACCATCAAAATGGTAATCGTGAAAAAATGATAAAGCATCATCAATACGATCTTCAACTTGGTCATCATCAACGTTAATTTGAATAACTGGATGACCTAATCTACGTAAACAGTAGTCTTTAAATTCGGTTCTTGTTGTAGGTTTAGCCATGTGTAATATACCTATAGTTTATTACTTATTTATAAAGATAAAAAATAACCTCACCAAAGTGAGGTTATTATGGTAATTTGCAAAAATTATGTAACGTAACTTTGATATGCTGTTTCTCTTCTTACAATAGTAGGATCAAGAAAAGGATCAGCAGCAACACTTAAACGTTTATATACAAGTGTACTGGGTATATACGTTTTTATAAGAGTCAAGTTTGACAATGTGGATACAATGTCATTAGAAATGGTATTTGCTAATAGTGCCATAACGTTAACTCGTTTTCATAATTATACCAAATCCAGTTCCACAATTAAAATATGTATATGGATCAGCGCCAACCATAACTGTATCGCCACTATTGCCTAAAGAACCTTTAGTCCAGTAAATTGGAACAACCCCAGTTACATATTGTATTGGATGCCCAAGGGAACTATTTGTGTACAAGATTGGAGTTATTTGGTATTTTGGTGCTCCTGTAGCATCAATAGAATTTTTACGGTAAGTTAAATCATTCTGTGCTAAAAAGAAAATGTTAGCAGAACCTGAACTAGTAACATCATACGTTCCGTAATAAGTTCCAGTATTTACATCGGTTACTGCAACTGTTATTGCAAATGCTTTAGCCCCCACCATAGAGGACGATGGGCCTATAGAAGAATCTGTAAACTGTACACTCGTAGAAATATTATGTAAATAATGGACTACCGGTGCAGTACCATAAAATCGATTAACATCAGTCATACTAGATTCCCAGACGGCAGATAACCCTGTATTTTCACAAACTATAGTGACACCTTGTTGATTTGCAATTAAATGATAAACTTGTCCACCAGTTACCGCAAAATTATTGGTTACAGCGACCGATGAGCTGGTCATAAAATTTCTAACAGTTTCATTAACCAAAACCCCTGTTGAATTTGCACTAGAAGCTGTAGTCATAGCAAAATAGCCAGTATTTCCAGTACTATTATACCCCACAGTAAGCGCTACATATTTTAATGCACTACCTTCTAAACAAGGTGCAGAACAACATATGTTATTTGGTGCAGTTGTGTTTTGTGTATAAGTTGTTCCAACTACTCCAATAGTAGGTCTGTCCAATGGATTAGTACTGCCAACATAAGTCCAACCCGCTGGAGTGGAATCTAGTATAACTGAACTTGAGTTGCTAAAAGCTCCCAATAAACTTGTGCTAACATTGCCTTCCGGTGCTGTGAGTAATCTACCAATATCTCGTATAGCAGCAACCGATGTGATAGGTGATCCACCTACTACTAATTTAGCGTACATATATTATATTCCTATTGGTGTTGAAAATATACTCAACTGATCGTTGAGCATATCATTTAAAGGTTCTGAAGTTATTAAATATGCAATATCATCAACTACTATATAATTTACTGAAATTTCTTTATTTATTAATAGTTGTACTATTTGATTTGGAGGTCCAGTGAACTTATACACTGTTTTTTCTCCAAAATATGTTTTAATTTTATCGTCTGTCATGATGTGAAATATGATATTGTGAATCCGAAACCTGCGCCTGTTACTGAGTTGCCTATTCTAATTATATCAACATACAAATTCTCTCCTGTAGATATAGTTAGTGTTTGATTGATATATTTTTTAAGTGTTAGAGGTCCGGGTAATGCGAATGTTCCTAGATTTGATGAGTTAGAGTTAGAAGTTCCTGTTCTTAACCTTATAGCAATATCTCCACCAGGTTGCCCGGCAGTTTTTCCCTTTGGAGCGGTAACTGCACTAAGTTCTATATTAGTAATAAATGCACCATTTGGAAAATTTGTACCTAAGCCACTGAGACCTAGATTATTCAATACCGCAACCTTAGTAGTTGTTGTTGGTGGAGGAAATTGCAATGTTTTTGATACACTGGAAGCAATTACACTGGAAGAATTTACAACTGCACTATCATCCACGTTAGTGAAAACTTTTCCTAAAGAATTATCTATAAGTATTGACCGCGTTCTTCTTGGCATATTATAACTCCATTGTAGTAACGATTGCAGTCCATTTCATGTTTATAGACGGTTTGCCTTTTACATATACGCTTAATGATTTGTCTATATTGTTAGCCCTAGAATCTACCAAAAAAGCAGCATCTGATCTAGTAACTACAACTTCATATAAATTACCAATATCAGAAACTGTTCCTCCGATATTTCTTATAGCACCTTTAATATAAAACGTAGCACATTCTGGTGAAATATAAGCATAGTCTCCAGTTCTAATTGTCATTACATCTATATTATAATAAATTGTATTTGATGAAACTATACCAATTCTACTGTTTGCTACTCCACCTATAAAAATTTCAGTCTCTGTATTACTTGAAGTAATACCAGTCATTAAATATTGATTGGAATAATACGTTCCTCCAGTAGCATTAATAGCTACGCCATTAATGTTGATACCATTTGTGCCATCTAAAATAATACTCATTTAAAATTCTTTTTTGTGGAGAAGTTATATAACTATATATGTTTTTTTGTTTTTTTATACTTATAAGTCAGTTATTGTTCATAATTTTCGGTACTAGTAGACCACTTAGCTATTGGACAACTTGTAGCTTTAATAGTTGTTTTTAATTCAATCACACAATTACACAATTCACATCTACGGTATTCAACTAGAGGTATAGGCTTAGCATGTTCACATGCGTTACACATAGATAATCGTTCTTTACGTACATTTGCTGAAACAAACATCACAAGTTGTTCCGGTAATAGTGAAGTTGATTCTTTAAGTTTTATTGTCATAAATTACTCCGGATATATAGGAATTTCAATAATTTTATCTAAACATGACCAATTTAAAATAGACTCATCCCAGCTACAGTATCCTTGAGCAATTGGCATTGGAATAGGTGGTTCGAATAAATAAGAAAAATTATTCATTTTCCATGATGGATATGGTTGTTGTTTAGTAAAACCCTCACCACTTGGACCATTAACTAAGTATGTATCTCCTATACCTGCAAAGTTTTTACGAAATGCTTTAGTTTGATCTGGATCCGGAGTATTTGTATTTGGAATATAATAAATTCCACCACGCGTATTAAAACTAGTTTGAAACCAACGTGAAGGGTCACCCCAAAGACCCGTATCAATCATTGTTTGTTCAATAACCAACACGTTTATAACTATGTTGTTTTCATTAAGTTGTGCAAAATGTGCCATTGGATTATTATGTAGTAAAAGTTCCTGATGTAGTAAAAGTATGGTAGGTATAACCACCAGAAGAAGTAACGGTTCCACCCGTAGCAACTTGAGAACCTGCATAGCGGATAACTACTACGCCCGAACCACCTGATGGGCCAGCAGTTCCGTTAATCGCACCAGAACCACCACCACCACCAGTATTTGCAGAACCGCTAACTCCTGCTGTATAGCCATTACAATCATCACTAGATGCACCTGTTCCACCTCCTCCGGCGCCACCAGCATATCCAGATTGTCCATACCAAAATGGTCCGCAAGCACAATAAGTAAGATATGAAATAGTACCACCACCCCCGCCAGCGCGAGTTATGCCATCATACCAAGTTAAGCCAGCACCGCCAGCACCAGGTCCACCACCGGCTGCACCCGCACCGCCACCACCACCACCATAACTGACAGCACCGCAACCGCCATTATAATAACCAGCGCCACCATTATTTCCTTGACCTGCTGTACCATAACCAAATGAGGGACCATAAAACTGTCCATAACCTGAACCACCAGGAATATCTGTATAACTACGATTCACTGTAGATCCACCACCTAATGGGGCAGTCCCATTAAATGATGAACTAGGTCCAATTTGACCAGGTGTAGACCCTCCGGCAGCAACTGTGACAGTAAAGGCTGTTCCTTTAGAAAGAGATGCTGAAGTAGAAATATATCCTCCAGCACCTCCGCCACCACCACCTTGCTGACCTATATTTCCACCTGAAACTACCAAGTAATTAACCGCCAAAGCGTTTGACTTACCATATCCATTGGACATGCTAATTGCACCAGAAGCAACACCAAATAGTGTGCGAACAGCGGCATCATTCATCGCAATAATTGCAGTAGCACTAAATCCTAGTTCTGTGTTAACTTGGTTTAATGAAATAGATGATGGTGATGATGGCAATGCCATTCTTAATTATCCTTAGTTGATAACTTTGTCAGCCAATGGACCTGCTGGAGCTTGTGCTTGCAATTGTGGTTGTCCTTGACGAATAATTTCATCAATGATAGCACGGCTTACTTTATGTGGAAGTTCTTCCAAGCCTGCAATGATTGCGTTTACTTGGGTTGCTTTAAGTTCCAAAGTTACTGTTGGTTCTTGTTGTTCATTCATTTCAATCTCCTTATGTATAAATGATAATTAGTTATTTAGTTAAGCGGATGGAGTGGACCAAGGCAATTCTGCTTCAGCCACTACATTCACTTTTGCATCAATTTGTTCGGCAATTTTACCGTTTACGTGGTCTTCATAAGAACCAACGACCACATCTTTAATCCAACCAAGAACAATTTCCTCTGTTAGTTCAGAAAATGGAACAAATGTGTCACCTTCTGGCATAGTTGTTGAGGTGAATGGAGTAGCTCCAGAAAATTCACCTGTGTTACCTTGTGCATCGGTACCAATCTTTTTCCAGTATGTCTGAACTACGGCTGATTCGTTTGAACCTTCATTCTTAGTTTTTAGACTTGTAACTGACCAAGTAAAGGTCAAGTGTGAGTAGTCTGGTCTACTAATTGTTATTGTTGGTGGCATTGTCATTATTTTCTCCTAAAATTTTGACGAGTTATTTGTTATCATCTGATATATATGATTTCAATTCTTCAATTTGTTTTTGTTGTGATTCAATCTGAAGTTGTTGTTCTTTCATACCTTCAATCAGTAAGGAAACAAGTTTTGCATAGTCTAAAGATTTTGTAATGCTAGAGATTTCATCTTCACCTGGTTTAATTTCTTCATGTGTCAACACCAATTCGGGAATAACTTCTTCAACTTCTTGAGCAATCATACCTATAGAATGTTCACCTGTTTTAATCCAATCAAAATACACACCTCTTAGTTTTTTAATTTTATCGAGTGCATTATCAATAACAACAATGTTTGTTTTTAATCTTCTATCCGAATAAGCAGTAATGTTGCCTGATGCAGTCAGATTACCTGACATATCTAAAATTTTAAGTTGAGCCCAACTGCTACCATCAACACCACCACCACCGCCATACCAATTTAATGTGTTATTGGCCGCCATATGAATTAACCAATAGTATCCAGTATCTGTGTTTCTATGACACATAGAAGGATAATTTGAACGAATAGTTAATTGTTCACTGCCAGAGCCAAAAGGCGATCCTGCCCAAGCACCGGAAAGTTGTTGATAACGATGATTACTACCACTAGCTTGGTTAGTATAATAGCCAGTGTCATTCAAATCATAAAATATTGGAGAGCGCATACTGCCATATGCTTCTGTATAACCACCACAGTAATATTGTAAGTATAATGGATATCCAGAACCAGCCGTATCAATATGCAGGTTGCCGTTTGTGGCGGCAACAGTTGCGGTACCGCTTACGTTTCCGTTTGTACCAACATAAAGATAAGCACTCCATGATGTGTTTGGTCCAAAAAGTGCACCTCCACGCATTTTTAAACCAGTATTAGATGTTGAGTTAGGATCAATATAATATGCAGTATCATCAGAGTCATAGAAAAGTGGTGCACGCATACTTCCCAAAGATTGCGTGTATGTACCGTAGTACACGCGCAAGATGTTATCGTTTCCGTAATGACCAAGCGATACGTAGTTACTTCCGGAGGCTGCACTGGTATAGTTGAATCCCAAATACCCGCTATTGCCGGGACTTAAAGCATTGCCAATAAAATGGGCCATCGTCTGACCAGCACCAAGCGAAGTTGATATAGAAGTAGATGCCCATTGAAAAGTGCCAGAAGAACTTGTTGGTGAAAGCCGTAGTGGGGCTGTACCATCGCCTATTACGCCTTTAATTATTAGGTTATAAATGTTAGACGTACTAGCAAAATCTCCATAATAAGTAGTATCATCAGAGTCATAGAATAATGGTGCTCTAAAAGAACCAACAGAAGATGTATAGCTTCTTAGAAAACTACTTGTACCAGAATGGTCAATAGACAATGCAGTTTTAGAACCCGACGCATAAGAATCAGTTGTAGCAAAATACATTTTTGTACCATAACTACCTGAACCTTGTACATAGATACCGGCTTGAGCACCAGTTGTACCGTAGCCTCCGTTCCAAGTTATACCTGCGGCTTGATCGGCAGTTGTTTGACCAGTAAAATGTAGACCATAATTTCCTGTTCCTGGTGTTGTAGTATTGATTGTTGCTTGACCGGAAATTTGAAATAACCCGGTCAGTGTATCACCAGATTTTGAAACTTTGGTTAATATACCAGCACCAGTGTTAGCTTGATAAGCAGATGTTAGAGTAGAACTTAATGAGATTAGACCTGCACCAGAGTTAGCCTGATATGCAGAAGTCGTAGTAATAAGACCAGCACCAACGTTAGCTTGATAAGCAGATGTTAGAGTAGAACTTAATGAGATTAGACCTGCACCAGTATTAGCTTGTCTAGCCGCAACTTCAGTAATTAAACCAGCCCCAGAGTTAGCTTGATATGCAGAAGTTAAATTTGAATTCAGTGTAATTAAACCAGCACCAGAGTTAGCCTGATATGCAGAAGTTAAATTTGAATTCAGTGTAATTAAACCAGCACCAGAGTTAGCCTGATATGCACTTGTTGTGGCAATAAGTCCAGCACCTACGTTAGCTTGACCAGTAGTGACTGCGGTATTAGCCGCAGTATAAGCAAGGTTAGCCTGACCAAATGCAGAAGCGGCTACACCACTTCCAGAATTGGCTGTGTTATATGCTAAGTTAGCCTGACCAAAGGCTGATGTGGCAATACCAATACCAGAGTTTGCGGCAGTATAAGCAAGGTTAGCCTGACCAAATGCAGAAGTAGCAATACCAATACCAGAGTTTGCTGTGTTATAAGCCAAATTAGCTTGACCAAATGCAGAAGCGGCCACACCACTTCCAGAATTGGCTGTGTTATATGCTAAGTTAGCTTGTTGAAATGCGGAGTCTGCACGACCTTGTAATGCAATTCTAGCTAAGCCTACGTTAGCTTGGTAAGCATTTGTTGTAGAAATTACCGCATCACCAACGTTTGCTTGGCGGTTTGTAATCTCCGAATTCAAGGAAATATTTACCGCACCAACGTTTGCTTGATAAGCATTTGTGGTGGCAATAAGTCCAGCACCAGTATTAGCTTGAGCAGATAATTGGTCGGCAATACGACCAGCACCAACGTTTGCTTGGCGGTTTGCAATTTCATTATTGAGTGAGATATTAACTGCACCAGTATTAGCTTGATAAACATTAGTGGTAGCAATAAGTCCAGCACCTACGTTAGCTTGGTAAGCATTGGTGGTTGAAATTACCGCATCGCCAACGTTAACTTGGCGGTTACTAATCTCAGTGTTTAATGAAATATTGACCGCACCAACGTTAGCTTGGCGGTTACTAATCTCAGAGTTTAAACCAATATTGACTAAACCTACATTTGCTTGTCTATCAGTAATCTCATTATTCAATGAAATATTGACCGCACCAGTATTAGCTTGATATGCAGAAGTAACTGCAATAACCGCAGACCCAACGTTTGCTTGTCCTGTTGTAACTGCGGTATTAGCCGCATTATAAGCTAAGTTAGCCTGACCAAATGCTGATGTTGCTGAACCAGTCAGTACATTAATACTTGCACTTACAATTGATGGTGTGTAAATAGTATTTGCAAATGTAACGGATTGTGTATCATTAACCGTAATAGCGGTTACACCTTTAGATTGTATCTCTAGTGTACCGTTATTTCCGGATATTGTCTTTAGACCTGCACGACCTGAAACACTGCCGTCATCAGCATTGATGATAGAACTCATTTAAATTTCCTCTGTTATTGGCTATTTATTGTCGTGATAATACTAAGGATTTTAATTCTTCAATCTGAAGTTGTTGTTCTTTGATGGCTTCAACTAATAGAGGAACAATTCTTTCATAATGAATTGTTAAATATTTTGCATCAACTGGTGCAGGAGCTACAATCTCAGGTAAAATTGCTTGAACTTCTTGAGCGGAGAGACCAACTTCACGCTTAACTTTATATCCTAATTGTTGTGCAATTTCATTTGCTTCATAATAAAAACCATTTAATGATTTTACTTTTTCAATTGGATTTTCTATTTTACCTAATTTAGTTTTCAGTCTTTCATCCGAGTAATATGCAGTGACGTTACCTGTATGTAATGAATTACCACCTTCATCCAAATAATGTCTTACTGTGCCACTAAAAGAAACCCATAATCCCCAGCCGCCACTACCCAACATAGAACCTTGGTTAGTGTGTGTGTAACCTATACCATATATGTTATTTAAGCTGGATCCGGATGGTACATAACTGCCACCAATTGTGTATATACAACCTGGTGTGTATGATGTTTCTGATGAAGCATAATTTCCACTTAAATAACCTTGACTTACTGTGGTTCTAACTAATGGGCCATTTAAGTTAACTTGATTCAACTGTGATGTACTGGCCGCATCAACATAATAACCAGTGTTATCAGAGTCATAAAATAATGGTGCTCTAACACTAGCAGAACCATATGAAATGGCGGCAATAAAGTTTTCGTATGAAGTGCCGGGGTTATTACATACAGCAATTCGTCCGCCAGATTCTATGGAAATACTGGAAGCAACAACACCACCCCAATGCCATCCAAGCCTAGGTGCAGAAGCACCAGAACCTCCAAGACCAGCTTCACGAACACAAACAACACTGCTATACGCTGTGCCCGATGAAGCGGCATATATGCCTGTGCCAGCATTGGACAATAATGTAGAGTTGGTGGCATTGGTGGCTGTAATACTCCAAGTACCAGAAGCTCCGGAACCTGTCAATGATGGGCTGTAGCTGGTATAGTTGTTAGAATTGAGTAGGGTATAAAAATTTGTGCCATCGGACGATATGGTTCCGTCATATCGAAACTGACGATACGTGCCTGCGCTAGAGCCAACTTGAGTTGTCCCACCATCAGCCTTAATAAGGCCACTAAAAGTACCTGTAGTTGCCGATACTGTACCGCCAGACACGTTGGTGGCTGTTGTTGCTGAACCTGCACTACCTGTAACGTTGATACCCCAAGTGCCAGAAGCACCGGAGCCTGTTGTCCCAGCTTTGGTTAATAAACCAGCACCAACGTTAGCCTGATATGCGGATGTTAAAGTGGAACTTAGAGAGATTAGTCCAGCCCCAGAGTTAGCCTGATATGCGGATGTTAAAGTGGAACTTAGAGAGATTAGGCCTGCACCAGTATTAGCTTGTCTAGCAGCAACTTCAGTAATTAATCCAGCACCAACGTTAGCCTGATAAGCAGAAGTTAAACTTGTGTTTAAAGTAATTAATCCAGCACCAACGTTAGCCTGATAAGCAGATGTTAGAGTAGAATTTAATGAGATTAAACCTGCGCCAGTGTTAGCTTGTCTAGCCGCAACTTCAGTAATAAGTCCAGCACCAGTGTTAGCTTGTCCTTGTGCAATAGCACTTCCAACGTTAGCTTGATAAGCAGATGTTAGAGTAGAATTTAATGAGATTAAACCTGCACCAGAGTTTGCTTGATATGCACTTGTTGTGGCAATAAGTCCAGCACCAGTATTAGCTTGTCCTGTTGTAACTGCGGTATTAGCGGCAGTATAAGCCAAGTTAGCTTGACCAAAAGCTGATGTAGCAATACCAACACCAGAGTTTGCGGCAGTATAAGCAAGGTTAGCCTGACCAAAAGCTGATGTAGCGATACCAACACCAGAGTTTGCAGTAGTATAAGCAAGGTTAGCCTGACCAAAAGCACTATTTGCTTGACCAAATGCAGAAGTAGCAATACCAATACCAGAGTTGGCTGCAGTATACGCTAAGTTAGCAGTACCGAGAGGATCCATTCCACGTACAGTTAAATTACCAACCAAAGATAAGTTTTGGCTAGAATCCACCGTTAACGCAGTAACGTTATTTCCTGATTGTATTACTAATGCACCAGAAGTATCACTACTTAATTTGATACCCGCTATGCCAGTGAATGCACCGTTGTCGGCAGAAATTATATTGCTCATAGATTTTTACTTATTATATTGCCCAAGGTAAACCAGCAGCTTTTACTGGGTTCTTTAATTGCTCAATTTTTTGTGTAAGACTTGATTCTGTAGCTTCTTTATCTACACCGTTTGCCCAAATCCAATTCAACACATCGTTTTGTGTCACTTCATTATATGAAATAGTCGGTGTACCGGGAGCAAAAATAAGCATGGAATAAATAGATTCCGTAAATTCACCGTCTACAGCAGTTGCTCTCCAGTGGGCTGTGGTAATAAACCCGTCAGCGACAAGGTAATCTGTCTGTGAGATTGTCCAAGTGATAGTAGTCATGTTTGCTCCAGCGCCGTGAGGCGAGTTGTAAGTGATTCAATAAGAGTTTGCTGTTCTTTGATTGCGGCAAGCAACAACGAAGTAACTTCAGCGTACCGAACGCCAAGATAACCATTAGTGTCAGTGTCAATTACTTCAGGCAAAACTGCTTGCACATCTTGAGCGATAAAGCCAACATGTTGTTTTTTGGATTCGTCTGCTTTCCAAGTAAATTCAACTGCACGAATTTGAGACACTTTGTTCAGGGCGTTGGTGATTTCGCCCGTGACATCTTTTAGATTCTGATCTGATGCTGTTGTCCAACTTGTGCCGCCAGTATTGAGATATGGACCTTGAGCAAAAGCACCAGCGTTGTAGGTATATGTACCAATGTAGCCGCTGTTATTTGCGCTATTGGATTGGAAATCCATGCCACATACAGCATTGCTACCGTTGTAGGCTACCAGCGTACCAGCCACACCAGTTGTTGCTGCCGTTGTTCGACCCATAACAAATGCACCACGGTTGGTGCTTGATCCTGTGACGCTTACTTGTGTATAGCCAGCAATAGCACTGGT